CCTACAGGCTTATGGTGTTTGCAGTCTATGCACAGTCTCATCGTCTTCACTCCTAGTTGGGTTGCAGGAGTCATCACTATAGATGGTGATTAGATGATGAGTCAAGTAGTCTGAACATCTTTTTTTAACGTCAATGTCGCCACTCAACACCAAGGCCATCGTGATCGTGCGCGGGGAGATGTCCTGCCCCTCACGGGCGGCTGCGAGGATGCGTCGGGCTTGCGTGATGGTCATGTTTCCCCCTGGGGATAAGTTATCCACAAACATATGCACTCTATGGTTTGAGAAGGATATGGGGAGGCTAACTAGGCTATCCCCACAGGGCGACCTTCTTTCACCCAAAGACCCCCCTACCCCACAGCGGCGCGTAGAGTAGGAAGGGAAGGTTCACCCCCATTAGGGATCGTCATGCTACCGATTGACGGTAAGCCCCTGGGCCTGACGATACGACCAGCCCCACCGATTGTTCGGGATCTGCCCCCTAGTCCGAAGACGTACGGTGTCCAGGTTTTCTTCCAAGCAGCCCCTAGTGCGGCCCCTACTGCGCGTGGAGTGCGGCTGCGCGTGGAGAGAAACGAAAAAGCCGCTGACTGCTGCACCTAGTGGTAGCCCTCTCACGAGGGTAGATGCATGAGTCAACGGCCTAAACAGTCACCTACCACGGCAACGGCTCGATTGTGGAGCCGTCACCGTGCGGGTGTCAAGCGGCTTCAGAATACGCGAGGATCGGCGCACGTTTAGCGCGGTCATGCACCCATTGGAAATAAGACGCATAAGGGATGTTCGACCGCAGTCCCTCACCCGTCACCAGCTCCACGCCAGGCGGCATGGGTGCAGAGTCACGAACAAGGAATAGCGCGCCACTTCCCTTGCCTGATTCACTAGGTCGCGCGTACAAATAAAGCGGTTCAATTATTCCGTCGTTTGCCATCATCTGCATCAAATACTTTCCCTGATTAGCGCAGCTCAAAACAATGGATTCATATTCGTCGTTCATGTCATTCACTCCAATTAATAGGACAGCCAGAGAAAGAGCAGGGCCGCGAGAACCAGGCCGATCATGATAGCCAGCAGCCAATCAGCAAGGCTTTCCCGACGCCTGTAACGCTCCACAGAGCATCCGTAGCGTGCGCCATATGGGTATGCCTCATCTAACGTGCGCGGGTGTCTGCGCGAGGTGTCGTTCATGCTTTCTGCTCCTGTTCTGTTGCCCATGCTTGGATGGCTAAAAATTGTTCGTCATACTGTTCCTGGGTGATAAGACCGAACATGAAATCCTTGTCCAGTCTGTCAATCAGCCGCTCGATGCGTGCTTCTAGTTGCTGTTCAGTCATGCTGCAACCTCCACAAATGAATGATGACCCAATTCGGTTAGCACCGACTCAATCAATTCGATCGCGGGTGCGTACTTCTCCTCGTGCTGGTTTCGCAGCAGGAAGATCACCAACTCAGCATACAGGGCGTTGCGTTGCTCATCACTCAGACGCTCGAAGCCTCGCCCATATGCGTAGTCAAGATGACGCTTGATTGAGGCGGCTTGCATCATCGCCCATGTGACCTGTTTCTTACTCATGCTTTCATTCTCCTAGTGATGCCCCCCTTAGGGGGCGGGTTGATTACAGGCATCCGATCAGAGTGCCGTCTTCATCACGGATTTCGATAACCCATGTCGGCGTTTCGTTTTGCGTCTGGATGACGATATACCGCCAATCTGGATCACCTTCAGCGTTCTGATTACGGATGTCGATAGCGCGGTCAAGGTTGCGAAAGAATGTCATGTTCAGTCTCCTTCAGAATTGAGCAAAAACCAGAGAACCATCGACTAGCCCGACATATGCGGGCGAGTGCTCGTTGATCCACTCTGCCACGTCTTCATCCGACATGTCGCCAAGCATGTAATCACGCCGGATTTCGTCGAACGTAGATTCCGAGTACTCGCAGCAGATCGCCACCACGTCTAGTTCGATGGTCTGGCCTGTCTGCGACTCCATGTCTTCAAGGTAATCGAACAGCGCACGTTTTGCGCCATAGCTGAATTGATCTTGACGGTCATGCGAACGGAATGCGTCAACGAATGACGAAAAGTTGATTGATTGATACATGTTCAGTCTCCGGTGATCGGTGCGACGTTGCACCTGTCTATATCTAAGCACGCATCGTGCCAACATGATAGCCCCGTATAGACTATAGCTAGACTGTAAAAACCGTCCGATTTCCGGCCAGTCGTCCGATTTCCGTACAGACGGTAGTCGAACGGCTTAGACTATGGTTACAATATAGACCTATAGGCTAATGGTCTGTCTTAGGTGTGTGTAGTCTATAAGAGGCTATGAGGCACGTAAGGACGATTATGGGGGGATAGACTCATCCCGCCCCCCCGACGTCATATAGGGGCTCTGACCCCCCTCCCCGTCGATCCTAGACTGCTACACCCGCCTAGGCCGTGCCACGCGATAGGCCGGACGATGCGTCGGGATGGCGACGATGCCGACGATGCGCTGCGCCGCCTGGTGCGTGCGACGGGAATGAGGGGGCTTGTGTGCGTGCCCCCCACAGCTTTCCCCCCAAAAGAAAAACGTATTTCCTGCGTTAGACTCTGCGTACAGGAGGATGTGCGTATGCAGACAGTAGCGTTAGAGAAGGACAAGCCTATTCCTAAACTTAGGGCATCGTTCCGTTATCCGCATACGGAGATGGATGTGGGGGATAGCTTTGTTGTGCCGTTGGAGTGGAAGCAGAATGTGATGAATGCAAACAGCCGTGCGGGTAAGCGACTGGGTTGCAAGTTCTCTGCAAAGACTGAGGGTGATGTCGTCCGAACCTGGCGAGTGGCCTGATCGTCTTCTAGAGACTAGAAGTAGGTTCCGCGGGGAGATGCGTCTGGCTCTTCTATGCAAGGGGGACAAGCGCAAGAAGGTCGCCCTAGCCAAGAGATGGAAGAAGGAGTACTCGGCTATAGGCTACGAAGAACTCGTGGCTTGTGCGAGGAATAAAGAGGCTTGCAGGGGTATTGCTGAATGGAAACTGGCAGATGAATAACGCTTTCAACCTACAGCAGTTTTATGCCTTCTGTAAGCAACTGAAGATTGAGACTAAAGAGCAGGGTCTGCGGAAGATGGACAATCTTCTGGGGACGCAGACATATGTGATGTCTGAGATTGCTAAGGGTTTGGAAGAAGACAAGCACTTCTTTGTGATCCTTAAGGGTAGGCAGTTGGGTGTAACTACCATCTCACTTGCTCTAGACCTTTACTGGCACTTCATAAACCCTGGGTTGCAGGGAACTCTGGTTACGGATACGGATGAGAACAAGGACATGTTCAGATCAACTCTGAGCATGTATATGGATGGATTACCCAAAGAATACAAAATACCGCTTATTGCACACAACCGCAATCAGCTTTCTCTCAAGAACAGAAGCAGACTGTTTTATCAAGTGGCTGGACTCAGGAGCAAAGGCTCGCTGGGGCGGGGCAAGGCAATCACTTACCTTCATGGCACAGAGACATCCAGTTGGGGTGATGAAGAGGGATTGGCTTCTCTCTTAGCTTCTTTGGCTGAAACCAACCCTGATCGGATGTACATCTTTGAAAGTACAGCGCGGGGGTACAACATGTTTCACGACATGTACACCACAGCAAAGAGGGCGAAGACTCAGAAGGCTATCTTCTGCGGGTGGTGGAGGAATGAGTTCTACGCCGCCGATCCTGACGGGCCTGTGTACAAGACGTACTGGGACGGCAAGCTGGCGGTGGAGGAGAAGGAGTGGGTAAAGGAGATAAAGAAGCTCTACGGCTTTGAGATCAACTCCAGACAGATAGCGTGGTGGCGTTGGAAGATGCTGGAGGGGATCAAAGACGATGCCCTGATGTATCAGGAGTTCCCGCCTACAGAAGACTATGCCTTTGTGATGACGGGCAGCAGCTTCTTCTCCAACGCTAGGTGTACGGATGCTGCCAAGGCGGCAAAGCGTCTGGCTCCAGAGATGTATCGGTATGCGTTTGGTCAACTCTTTCAAGACACCGAGGTCATCAAGTCAACGGAGAGGATGGCAACGCTGCGGATCTGGGAACAGCCTATTGACACGGCTCACTACGTTATCGGGGCAGATCCGGCGTATGGCAGTAGCGATTGGGCAGACAGGTTCTGTATCCAGGTCTACAGGGTGTACGCAGACGGTCTGGATCAGGTCGCAGAGTTTGCTACCTCAGAACTCAACACTTATCAGTTTGCGTGGGTGATTGCCCACCTTGCGGGGGCTTACAAGAACTCTACGCTGAACCTTGAGGTAAATGGCCCAGGTCAGGCTGTGATCAACGAGATTCGCAACCTCAAGCGTCTGGCTGTCAGCATGGGCGGCAAGATGGGTCAGGGGTTGATGGACGTACTGGGCAGCATGTCCAACTACATCTGGAGGCGTAACGACACGATGGGTGGGATCTCCAACTCAATCGGCTACCTCACGACTCAATCTACGAAGGAGCGGATGCTGAACTACATGAAGGATTACTTCGAGCGTGGGCTGATGGACATCAAATCTATGGATTTGCTAGACGAGATGAAGGGCATTGTTCGTGAGGGCGGGTTTATCGGTGCGCCTGGGCGCGGCAAAGATGATAGAGTTATTGCCAGTGCGCTCGCCGCTGTGGCTTATGCCGAGCAGGTTCAACCCCGATTGATTGCCATGAGACTGACGAAAGAAATCTCTCATGCTCAAGAGAA